GGACGGCACCCTGGGCGACGGCGACAGCGAGATTCTGGCGGATGCCTACGAGGCCGTGGTCGGCATCATGCTGGGCGAGGAGGCGTGGCCCGAGATCGTGGAGTACATCGGCGGCGGCATCGCCCCCGCGAGGATGACCGTGGTGCTCATGCCGCTCGTTCTGTGGCTGCTCGATCAGTACAACGACATTATGACCGCCAACGACAACCGCGTTGTCGCCAAGTACCTGAGGGGGAGCGTTGGCGACTCTGCGCTCTGACATCGGCTACCTGGACGGATGCAGGTTCCGGGTGGTCGAGCACGAGGGGCAGCCCGTCCGCGTGTACGACGACGCCGACACGGCCCTGCGCCTCATCGCCCTGTTCCGCGACACCGAGGTGGAGCCCGGGGTCAAGCAGTGGTGCGCCATGCAGCTCCTGTTCCCCGACCCCCGGGCGGTGGCGGAGCACGAGTGGGAGGACTTCGGGTCGCTGTTCTCCCGCCTGCTGTGGGAGATGGCGGGCATAGATGCCGACGACAGCCATGCGGGGGAGGAAGGCCCCAGGTGGGTCGATTGGGAGGCCGATGCGGACTACATAGAGGCGAGCCTGTGGCGGACCTACGGCCAGCCCTCGGCGGCCATGGCCCGGCAGCTGTCTTTCAGGGAGTACGCCCGCATGGTGTCCCTGTGCCCCCACGACACGCCCATGGGGCAGGCGATCTACTACCGCACGGCCGACGAGCCGAGGGCGGGAAGGTACAACCAGGACGAGGTGGCCCGCTTCCGCAAGATGAAGCGGGCGTGGGCCTTGGAGCCCCGCGCGGCCGATGACGGGTACAGGCTCGCGTCGAACGCTGCGTCGGACGCCTTCAGGGGCATCGCCGCAGCGGCGGAGAGGGGGATGTGATGGCGGGTTCGCTCACAATCAAGGCAATATTGGACACGGGCGCGTTCTCTCGGTCGCTCGACGATATGAGGCGCCGGCTCAAGGCTCTTGAGAGCGGAAGCATCGACAAGGTGGACCAGGCGGCCTCCAAGGCGGCGGCGGGCATCGACAGGGCGGCCGCGAGCGCCCAGAGGGCTGCGGACAGCCTCAAGGGCGTGCGCGGCGATGCGCTGGACGGCGTGGCGGAGTCGGCGGGGGAGGCCGCGAGCGCCGTGGACG